CCACCACCAGCACCAAAAGTCTGTCTAAAGTATTCTAAAAGGTGTCCGTCTGCCTTTGTTGATGTAGGATGACTACCAGTAGATCTTGCTCCCATTTCTAATTACCTCAAATATCCGTATCACCAAGGATTTGATAGTTGATAGCACTACCAACTCCCACTCCTCCAACTGTAGCCGATGGTTGTGTAACCTCAACAACTATTTTTTCTTGATCCGTAAGAACCAATGGATAATTTACCTCAAAAAAGAAAGTCTCATTTGTATTTAAATCAACTCTTACTAATCTATATGCCGTTTGGCCTACACCAGATACAGAAACAGCACTTGGATAAACATAAAGTGATGAAGTTGCCGTTCCAAGTCCAGTATTATGCATCACCACACCACGCAGATAAGTGGTTGATGCAATGCCAACACCCCCAGCAGTTGGAGTAGTACCAACCGTCAAAATACCAACGGTATTAATACCAGTCACTGCTTGTATTCCTAATAGTTTAGTTCTTCTGAGTGCCATTTTGTGAATTCTTTCTAGTTATTTAGTTAAACAGGGCCGCATCAAGTTCATTAAAACCTGCTGGTATATTTAGGTTATTAAGACTTGAACCATCTCCAACAAATGAGGTTGCTGTAACAATACCCGCAACTTCAAGACCATTTGAGAATGCAGATATCGCTGTTCCGACAGTGATACTAGAAACAGAAATATCAGGAGAACCAGTGAGTCCTTGTGCATTTGTTGCCAGTGATGCAATACCAACCAAACTATATGCAGTTGCTGCTGATGTTGCAGTTGATGCTGTTCCAGTTAGATCTCCAACAAAACTTGTTGAAGTTGTAGGTCCAACAATATTCAATCCACCATGAATATCAACAAATGCTGTTGGGACAGAAGTTCCGATGCCAACAGGTGCATTCGTATGAATACCAGATACATTATGGTTGTCTAACCACTTATTCTCATAATCAGAAATTGCTCTTTTCTTGAAGTTAACAACCTCTACAATATCGCCAAGTTTGGCTGCAGTCGTAAGTGTGATTGTATCATTATCAGTTTCAGTAAAGTCAGAAGCAGATAATTTAACACCATTTAGATACACATCAATATATCCAGAAGTATAAGTTCTGGAAAGATCAAATACCGATTGCGTTGCAGTCGTTACTGTAAATTCTTCCTTATAAATCTGAGTTTCAAAATTACCAGTAATTGCAGTAACTCTAAAGTTTACAAGTTCAACAACATCACCTTCTACTGCAGCATCATTTAGAGTGACTGTTGTACTATCCGTTTCAGTAAAGTCAGAACTAGGAAGTCTTGAACCATTAATGAATACGTCAACATATCCAGTTGTATATGGATTTAATGTTGTAAATGTATCTGATCCACCAGCTCCTACTGTATACGAATCCTTTTCAATAGAAGTTTCAAAACCACCACCAGATCCACCACCTTCTAAATGAATCGTTGCAATTCCAGATGCTGCATTAACAGTGATTGGATATGCAGTTGAAACACCAGGGCCAGCAAAAGTAATGATCGTGGCACCAAGACCAACAATGGAAGATATACCAGTTGATGGATCAGTAGATGCAATACCTACACCACTAACAATGTTCTGAAGGAACTGACCATCACCATAATAAGTGACAATTCCACTTGATGGATCAGTTGCTGTAATGATACCAGCATTACCTGAACTAAAGATCTTGACATTGCCAAGACTGGAGATGCCAGTAACTTCTAATTCTTGTGGATATGATTTTCTTGATCTTGCTTCTGTTGCATAAACAGTATCAAAGGTTCCAATACCTGTAAAGGTGGACATTCCAGTAACTGAAAGACCACCAGCAAGTTCAATGCTTGCATTTGCATCAATATTGTCAGTGAAGGTGGAGACACCAGTAACATCAACACCACCATTAATATCTACAAGGCCAGTAAAGGTGGAGATACCAGTTACTGAAAGACCTTGAGTGATTGAAACGCTATTATTAACATCTACGTCTGCATCTATATCTACATTACTTCTAAATGTAGAAAGACCAGCAACATCTAGTTCATCAAGGAAACTTGTACCATCAACATCAATATCTGCATTGATGTCAAGGTCTCCTGAGAATGTTGATGCAGCACCCACAAGCATATGAGTGATTTCAGCATAATCTAGATTGATGTCATCAATGTTGATGTCACCAGTAATTCTTGCATCACCATGAACATACAGTGCTGTCTGTCCAGTGCTGACTGGTGCTCTAACATCTAAAACATATGCTGGAACCGAAGTACCAACACCAACCAAACTATCATTACCAAGAACAGTAAATACTGTTCCTGCGATACCAGCACCTACTCTCAGTTCTTGCTGGAATGTACCAACACCAGATACGGTGGTATTCGTTGCTGCAATACCACCACGAACATCAAGTTCTACATTTGGTTGGGTACTTGCAATACCGACTTTATTATTCGTTGCATCGGCAAATAAAAGTTGGTTGTTAACCTCAAGGCCGTTCTTAACTACAAAATTCTTGTTGACTGCCATTTGGGTTCACTCTCCCCCAGTTATTTTTATGCTTCTATTATTTATGGAAAATCTGGTACACCGTCTGGAAGGATCCACCAATTAGCTGTTGGGAAGTGATAGGTTGATCCATTAAATGGTGGATTAGATGAACCTCCATAGTAAGCAAATCCAGTAGTATATCCAGAATTTGGAGCATTCCAATAAAGTCCAGAATAATCACTACCAGTTCCAGTCCAACCAGATGTTTCATCCCAAGCAAGAAGTAGGTCAGGTCCGTATGAACTCTTACCAACCAATTCTTCCCAAGTTTGCCATCCAGTCAAACTTCTTCGTAATGGATAACGATTCGCAACTTTCATCTTATAAAGATTATTGTTTGTTACCGCAAGTATTCTTCTGTTATCCTCATTTCTTGTAACTGCCAATCTAATGTTTGTATTAGGAGTTGCAGAATCAATAAATCTCTGCCATCTAATATCATCAATACAAGTATTAGTATTAGGAAGAACTTTACTGGTGGTCTTTGTAAGATTTCTTGGATCAAGTCCAGAAGTTCGCATTGAAAGAATGAGAATTCTACCTTTATCATCAATATAGAAATCACCAGCGGAAAGTCTCACATTAATTCTTGCCGATCCAGTACTTCCGCCTACTTGAGTTTTAATGATGGTAACGGATCCATCAGAATATCCAGAGCCTCCTCCACCACCAAAACCTGAGGCACTTGCAGTGCCACCGACAGCACCATGGCCTCCATTAGATTCAAGACCCAATCCTGATGCTGCACCAGTAGAATTAATAGAATATCCAGATTTAAATCCCCTATCAATGATTGCACTATTGGTAACTTCTGTTCCATCGGATAATCTAAACTTGACTGTACCTACATCCTCACAAGAACCTTTACCTTGGTCTTTCCAATAAACTCCTTTGGAACACTTGATAGTTTGTCCCTCATAATTTTCATAAGTGCTTGGGTTGGATGATTCTTCTTTTAGATCTTCTGGATAAACATCATCAATATTAATTCCCGAACGAGATCCAAATCTACCGTTTTCTCCCAATTGCCCAATACCAATTCTAGCCCCACCTACACCAGCATTTACACCACCGCCATTTTGACCTGCGATATTTACACCTCCACCGTCTCCTCCAACTCCAGATTTTCCTGCTGATCCACCTTGACCAACAACAGCAATTAGTGATGCTTTCCTGTATAAGAACAGTGCTGTATCTGATTTAATTCCTCTTAAGATATATTCCTCATTCTTTTTCATTGTAAATGAGATTCTTGAGTATCCACCTTCTCCACCAGAGGAAGCGGATGTGCTATACCCACGTCCACCATACAAGTCAATTTCAACATTGAGATCTTTCTCTGATGCATAAAGACAAATGTCATCAAAGTTCAAATCATCAGATGTTATTGTGAACTCTGAGTCATCTAAATTCTTTTCAATTAATGTAGCATCAGATGAAGTTCCGTATCCTTCAAGTTTAATAGTGGATCTTGCATCAGTGACCACATATGTTGCTTTATCAGATATTTTAGATTGTGTATTTGGATTTGAAACCACACAATCAATTTTACTTGATCCAATAGTATCTGAGGTAACAGTCAGAGTATCGGTTTGAGATCCAGAAATATTAGTGTATGTATGATTTTCAGATAAAATAGATCTTCCAGGAACTACAAAATCTTCAGTATACTTAGCAATATTATCATAAACAATCAAATCTTGGATATAACCACCCATTGGATAGTTATTACCTGCCACCCCACCAACTCTTAAATCTGCAGTTACTGAGTGGGATGGTATAGTTCCCCCACTCTTATTATTGATATCAGTAAAATCATATGAACCTTGGAATTTTCCGTTTAAGAACATTCGGACAATGCCATTTTGTCTTGCTATTGCACAATGAACCCAAGTATCTTGTGGAATTGGATCTCCATTAGTTACTCCCTGATTGATACTTTCAAAATCAGGATTGCAATAGAAAGATAAAGTTTCAGAACTACTTTTTCTGAAAGCAAATAAACCAGAGCTACTATTGAATGTGTTGTAATTATCAGTTGAAAAAATATCACTCCAAGAAATCTTAGTAAAATAACACCATGCTTCAATGGTGAAATCTTTTTGGCCAATGACCCATTGCGGTGTGACGGCGGGTTTTAGTGCGGCTGCAGTCTTATTTGGAAATAATGCAGAACCATCATACCATTTTTTAACACTAGAATCCCAAGTTATCCGAGTTTCTCCAAACTCCATAGGTAACTCGTTTTTCGATATATCCTGAATATTAGCATTGTTTGTTTGTCCACTTGCATTCCATAAAGGAAGTGCTAATGCTGCTGGATAGTCTGTGTTGAATACGGTTCTATTTCTTGTTGTTCCAAGAATTGATGTTGATGATGGAGTAAAGTCAATAGTATATTTCGCAACTCCTTTGTATGCTCTAAAATCTTGTAAGTAGAAGTTTGGATAGTAATATCCTATCGTATGGAAAGTAGCATGTTCTAATGCAATGTATCCTTTGGCATTACCACCAAAAGCACCTCTTGAGAAATCACTATCCAATGTCCCTTTCAGAACTCCATTAATAAACAATCTTATTTTACCATCACTTGCTCTTGTTAAAGCAGTATGTTGCCATACATCTTCATCAGCTTGAATATCAATAGTAGCGATTTGAGTATAATATGATGGGTTTGCAATATAAACTTTTGAATTTTCACCTGCTGCAGTGTCTCTAAGAATAGCAAACCAAGAACCGCCATCAGAGTAATATCCACCACCAAGACAAGATATTACTTCCCAAGTTCCTGACCAACTAGCATCATCCCATTTGATCCAGGCTTCAATCGTCCACTCACCTTCTCCAAAATAAAAATCATCCGATGAAGGAACATTAAGATACGAAGTCGATCCATCAAAGTATGCTGCACCATCATAAAAGTTTCCTGTCGCAATACCTGTGCTGACCCAAGTAGGTCCAGAACCATAAGTGGCACCTGCTGTTATGGTCTTAGTATTTGGAGAATAATCTGTAAGATCTACTGATCCAGAATCTTCATTTAATGGAAGACTTAAAACTGCATCATCCTCAATACTAGTAATACCTTGAGTTGCTACAGAAGCTGATGTATATGTTCCATCAGTGAGATTTTCTCCATCAACTCTCCACTGATAAAATAGATTTCCATATGATCCGTCAGTTAATGTTGCTTCAACTTCAAATGTAGATTGTCCACCAAGACCGACCGTAACATCTGATGGGTGTTCATTAATTACAATCTCTGGAAATATCGATAAAGTTGCTCTGGATGAAGTGAATGATTCATTGTTTGCATTTGGACTTGTTCCAATCGCAACATAATCAGCACTCAAATAATATTGCTTCCCATTGTCATCGGGACTTACAATGTCACTAATTATAAGTTCTGTTGCTGCCGTTCCTACATACTTGGTTCCATCACTCAACTGTCCTTCAGTAACTTCATACCATTGATATTGAATGGTTCCAGTAGCAAATCCCACAGCTGGGTTTGCTGGAGTTTGATCTGGGAATTGCGCTGTGGCAATTCCCGTGAAGTATGCAGATTGTCCAACTCCAAGAGTTGTATCTGATGGGGTCGTCGTGAAAGAAAGAATCGGACCATTTAATTGAAGGTCCGTAGGTATTAAGTGATATTGGGAATTCTGTATCATGCGAAGTTCTGTCCTCCAACGACTCCGTAGAACGAAGATCCTCCATCAAATGTTTTGTATGAATAAATGTCTGCTCTACTTGCAGTCTGAGTCATAATTGGTACGACTCCGCCACCCGGCCAATTAACAGGAATTGCCGTTCCACCTGAGGTCTTAAATGTATCTATACCAACAGCACGATCACCTGTTCCGTCCTGTAAAATTTTGAGACTGAATGAAGTAGATCCTGATGGAATGTTAGTAATAGTAAAAGAATTAACATCATCATCTACCGTCAGAGTGAATGATTGAGCAAGAGACAAATCAATTGTGACTACATTAGATGAGATATCCAATGCTTCAACATGTTCTGAGTAAGTCTTAAATCTTACTCCACCCTCAATGTCAAGTTTGGCTCTTGGAATTGTTGTTCCAATACCAACCACATTATTACTATCAATCGTGGTCGCGAAGATTGATGTTGATCCAACGCCAACACTCAGTCCTGTTGCCGTTACAATACCAGCAGAGACATTTGCGTCAGTCAGAGTTGCATTTGATGCAGTCAGGATACCAGTGACATTGATGCTCGATACCGTGGTCAGACCAGTGAGTTTGGTCATCCCATTAACAACCAGATCAAGTCCAGTATCTCCTTGATCGCCAACTTCTAAGGTATATCCAGGAGTTGAGGTTCCGATACCAATGAACGAAAGATCTGTATTGTAATATCCGTCAAGACTAGCAGTTGGTGCCCAACCAGAAGAAGGGATGCTCAGAGCAGTTAATCCAGCACCAGAACCAACAAAACTGGTTGCAGTGACAGTTCCTACTATATTTGTATTACCTACAACGTGAAGTTGCATTCCATTAGCCGTGGTTCCAATACCAACACCATCAGTATCAACGGCAAGCATTCCTGTGCCAGATCCAACCTGAAGGAGATTGTCTCCAGGGCCTGTGGTGCCAACTCCTACTTTATCAAAGAGTGGTGACAATTCTTCAGTAGTCTTACTGACTGCACCAAATCTTTGCCATTCATTGTTGGTCGTAAATATCCAACCAGAATATCCACCAGAGGTAGGATTAGCATTGAATACGATATCTCCAGGGTTACCTACAAGAGAAGGTGTTGCAATTCCTACAGTGATATTTCTAGAGACCGTTGCATCACCTTGAATGAAGATATTGTTAGTTTCAAGACCCTTGGATGAAGTTGAAGTAACTTTTTCACCAAAAACAACAGGACCACTGAATTCGGAAATAGCATTCTTAGAAGGACCACCCTCAACCTTGACTGAGCGAGTGATATTCGCTTCAAGGCCTTGAACCAAGTTAAATCCAGCAACCTCTCCGACATCTTCACCAGTAATAGATTGAATTGGAGTATCAAAGACCTCTTCTTCACCCGTGATAGAACTGAGTTTTTTATTACCAGAGAATGAAATACCTCTATCATTCATTCCAGTATAGAAGTTAATACCTCCACCTCTCTTTGTGGATTGTGCTAAAAGTTCTTCTGTATCTGAAATAGATCTATCTTGGCGATCTGGCAGAGCAGTTGAATAGTTACCAGGACCAAATCCAACATACTCAAAAGTATGAGCAGAGGCACGAATAATAGAGTGTCTACGAGTTTCAACTGCATTCGGTTTAATTCTTCTAATTACAGCATTCAATTCGTGAGTTGATGCTTTAGTTCCAAGTTGTCCACGGAGAACAACGATTGGATTGGTATTTCCAGAAACACTGCTAGTAGAAGTGGTAGTTTTAACTCTAACAATCTCACTATCAACCTCAAGATAATCACCAATGTTAATATCAAAGTTTGATGGATTATTAATTGAGAAATTTTGAGTTACCTCATCTGCAACCAGAGAACTTAAAGTTGTGGTAATGCCAGCATATTGAGAAACCATTCTTCCACTGACATTTTCTCTATCAACAGTAATGTCTCCACCTTGAGCAGCAACACCCAAAGGATAAATCTCTAAATCTCCTGTTGCTGTTGGTGCGCTTGAAGAAACACCAATATCTAATTCAAGTGTAGTAAGAGTATTTGCTTTGGTTACTACAAACTCTCCATTATAAAGATCTTGTCCTGCACCAACAATTCTGATTTTTCTATCAACTAGCAGACCGTGCTGAAGATTTGTTGTAACAGATGCAATACCACTTGTATTCTCATAACTAAAAGCACTAATTGATAATGCTCTTCCATTGATCTGTAGGAAAGCATTCGTCATTGTTTCGGGTGCTGCACCGTCACTACCAATACCTGTAGTAGTAACTCCAGTGATTGCATTTACAGGAAGTGCATTGAAAGTTCTAGACGCACCAACATTTACCCCAGAAATTTTATAAAGTTGATTTGCGGAAAGTTGCTTGTCAGAAGAAACTCCAGTAATGCTGATTACATCATCAGTGTTTTCATAGATTTTTTCAACTTGTACAACTGCTTCTTCAAACGGTGCTGCGAAAGTTGGAATACCAACAACATGCATTGTATTTCCAATACCATATGCACTACCACCATCCATGATCTTAAGATCAGTGATTTCACCAGCAGCATTGATGAATACCTTAGCAGTTGCAAACTCACCAGTTGTAGAACCAGCAGTTCCTACCAGTCTTGCATTATAGTGCTCTTCATCAGAACCAGAGTTGTTACCATATCCAGAACCACTTTGAACAAGGCTAACTCTAGTAATTCTATTCAGTCCATGATCACGACTTGTTCTAATAATACAATCAGTTCCAGCAATACTAACCGCATTACCAGTAATGATGTCACTTACATCAACACTAAAGTCTTTTCTTAAAATATTAAGTGCTTCTCTAGTGACACTATGTTTCAGATCATCTGTGACAACCTCACCAATGATATCAGATGATGCAAAGGACTTGGTTGGAACTGGATCAGACTGTGGATTGTCTCTGTCCAGTTGTGGGAAGATGTTTTGTACTGGTTGTGCATACTCTTCCTCAGTAAATGGAACTGCAGCAGGAGTAACAGATCCATTTAGAACGGTGCAATAATAAACACCATCCTGCTCATTTTGAATATATTTCTGAGCTTCTTTAGTTCTATAGATAACAGAAACTTCTGAGTACTTCTTACGCTTTAAATGTGGAAGTGATGTGTTTCTTGTAGTCGTATCATTCTGGAAAGTTCCAGGATCAGTGGTTATACCAATAGTAAATGCTTTGGCACTACTAATACCTACAACAGGAAGAGTTCTATTGTATGCAGAGTCCGATGCAGCCGTAGTATTTTCAGAACTCTTAACGTTAATAATTTCAACTTCATTTCCAACTGAAAGGTTGTGTGGGAGTTCTGTGTAGATAGTTGCAGTTGCTGTTCCACTGTCCCAACTTGTATCAGCAATAAACTTAAAGTTTCTTTGTTGTTCTCCAATAATAGAACCAGATCCAAAGTAAGTTTGAACCTCAGAAGTTGTAAGACCTACTGTACTATTCGATTCTTGTAGGATAAATCCTTCACTAGGTGGTCTTCCTACGTTTGTAGATCCTGCAGGAACAACAAATCTAATACGATAAAGTCTGTCACTAAGTGCTCTATCATCTTTCAATCTGTTGATAAAGGTTCTAGGTGAAGCAGATCCAAGACCTGCAACAGCAAAGTCACTAACAGCAATACCAATTTGATTGTCAGTAGATGCAGTAGAGACGTTGATGTACCATCTCTTAGAGATATCATTGAACTGAATTGGATGTCCAATATCTCCAGAATTTTTATCAGATACTCTACTTACGATGGAGAGATTGCCACCTTCAGAGTTAAAGGTTAAATTAGTTGGATTGGTTGATGCATCAAATGATAAAGCATCGCTTTGTGTTGCAGATAATTTAAGTTTATTTCCATCAAGAGTAGTATCAACAACAGCAAAGTATACTTTATTTGGTTTAATTCCATCTGGGAGTTGAGCCGTATCTGAAATCATACGAACCGACTCACCATTAATGAAGTTATGATCTTCAGTAAAAGTGATTACATTATTAGAAACACTATTCGCAGTTCCAACTCTACCAATATCAAATCTTTTCTCAGAACTTAAATTGGAGTTAGGCATCACAATTCTGGATGCATACTCTGTAGTAATTCCTGATTGAGTAATCAGAACTCTAAGATTATCGTTTGTTCTCGATCCAATACGATATCCTTCAAGGACGTTTGATGGGGGTCTATCGGGGTTAGTTTCACCATACAAATATAGGTTTGAGCTAGTTGTAGTAACGCCAACAGTTGCTGCAATATCGATTGCCCCAAATTCAATTGGTGTCTCTACATTACTAATTTCTTGTGGAGGAATAATATGAGAAATATATGCAGTATCATCTTGAGAGAATGAATTGCTTCTAAATCCTTCTGCAATCAGTGCTCTAGATCCAAAGTTGGAGTTGGAGTTGGTGACAGACATATCACCACCAGACTGAGACACGAAGTGTTCAGCATATCCAATAGCAAAGCAGGATACGTTCTGAATGACGGCATTATTAGATGCCTTGATATGGAAGTTCTTATATGATGGTTTGAACTGTGCTCTTGAATTAGTGCTCAGGTTCTCTTTGCCATCATCTTTATCTTCCCACTCACCAGTAACAGTATTATATAAAATGAAGGCATTATCATCCTTTTGGAGACCAATACCCGTGAATTGTGCAACAACCATGGACTTAAATCCAGTCGCAGCAGATCCATCAGCATGAAGACCACATTGTCCAAATACAGAACGCAGTGAGATGTTGAAAATATATGGAGACGCAGAAGTAACAGTATCAGTGCTGAGAGATACGGTAGCACCAGCAACCGTTGGCGCTAGATTTGTTGGGGTATTTTGAATATTATATTTGAATACTGTATCGCTTACTCTTTCCGAAACAACAAATTTGCCATCATACCCATCTGCCGAGATACCATCAACAACAATAGGAGTGTTTACATCAAGACCATCAAGTGCAGATTGAAGTGTTACTGTGACGGTGGTTCCTGCTGCTGTAACAGTGCTTAATCCAACTGAACCTGATGTTGCACCAACAATACGATATTCGTCAATCTTAGGTTGAATATCAAGTCCAGAATCTGGATAATCTGGTTCAATCTGTCTTCCAGATGCTTGACCATAAACTCTACCTACTTTTTCATAGTACATGTCCAGATCAGTTCTGGACGTAGAATAAGTTTGGAAGTCATCAAGAATATTAACACCATTTACGCCATCTGCATATTCAAAGCAGGTGAGTTTATGGTGAGAGAAATTAGGAACAACTAAATTATCAGTGTAGTTAGTGTATGCCTTTCCACTTGGATCGGCATCGAAGATTGTGAATTGCCAGAGGTAACAAGAACCAGTTACACGGAAAAGTGCCGATCTTTTAATATTGTCATTTGTTGGATCAGGAACATACTTAGGGCGAATCTTAGTCTTGCGGAGATCAAGACCAACAATAGAAGTTCCACGGGGAATAATTACACCACCGTGAATACTATTAAGCTTATAGAGTTCATTAGATGCCGTCGTCAGATCAAAATTAGTGTTCAGATCGAATGGGGGAAGATTATCTGAAGTGCTGCCATTTCTCAGTCTGAAGTTATTTGTACCATCAGGAATCCAACCTGGTCTATTATCTACAATGTGATCACCAGGATATAACAGAATAGTTGTTTGTCCGAATCTATCATTATTCAGACCAGACTGATATGAAAACCTTGATGCTTCGATCAGGGATCTTTGAATGGTTTTGAAGGGTCTCGCTAAAGAATTACCTTGGTTCTCAATGCTATCCGTTGCGTCTAAATCGTTGGGATTGACATAGAGAATATTACCGCGAACATTCTTCAGGAAATTATCTAAGCGACTGAGTGGCATCTTCTTCGCGCTGTGAGTTCTATTATGATTTATTTATCACATGAAAAAAGGGTGACCCCAGAGGATCACCCTTTTCGCACTTCCTTCACATCTTTATATAGTAGCATACTTTTGATCTTTCCACAAGATTCTGAGAGATTTGTCAAATACCAACAAATAACGGTGTTTTTGACTTCTATTACGCCATTTACCATCCGCACCCTTTATTGAACCACGGGAGTGTTTTGTTCCATCACTATAATAGAAGTCTTTCTTAGGATCTGTCAACCCATAGTATTTGAAATTGCAAGCTCTGTAAATGATTCCACTATGGTGAGCAGAGTCAGCATAACTAAGAATAGAGCGAACATTTGCATCTTTACGAAATCTTTTTATACACCGACTTACAAACCAGGAAGTAATATTATACTCCTCTTTTTGAAGTTCTGGGTCAACGCACAATCTAGATAATTCAAATAATCCATCCTGTTCATCTCTTTCTAATCCGAATGCTCCTTTGGCAATTTCTGGAACAGGGAGCCCAGTAAAAATACAAACGGCAAGACACCCACCAATATTAAGAGGACAGTCCCAATCGGTGTGTCTAAAAAGTCCATAATTATATCCCGACTTAAAGTCCTTTGATTCGTCTTTTAGATAATGATGAGTGTATAGTAAGTTTTTACAACTCTCCTTATCTACCCTATCAATATAGAAATCAGTTTTCACTTTTTTCTTCAAGAATATATTCTACAGTATTAGCTACATCATTCATTGCATCTCGCAATTCTTCACGTTGTCCGGCATGTTGTTCTACTTTCGTAACACCATTCTCAAATTCTTCACAGAGAGTCCATCTCCATTGGCTCATACTCTTAGAGTACCAAAGATTAATTTTCATTCTGTATCTACGGGCAAAAGTTCAGGATTTTCTAATTCTAATTCAAACATCAAAGGATGGCAACCTTCTTCAATAAGATATGAAGAAGCTCTGTAAACTTCATCAAGTTCCCAAGATTTTTCATTATTTGCTGCTTCTATTATTTCATACAAATATAAAGATCCATGCGGCAAATCATCAAAAGTAAATGGGATTCCTTGAATGAAATACATTAAGACAATACTCATCTTATTGTTATACCAACAATATTTCGTGTCTATACGGTATTTCATATGATACCTTTTTGGATATTTAGATAGGAGTAGTGGGAGTCGAACCCACACTGTATTGATTTTAAGTCAATAGGGGATGCGGGATTTGAACCCGCACGGACGACACGTCCAACGAATTTTAAGTTCGGCTCGGCTACCAATTACGACAATCCCCCAAAAAATTAGGCGATCAACTCACCTGCTTCATCATATGTTGGAGGATTTAGACGACAATATTCATTAAATGTAATTTTCATCTCTTTGCAAGTTAAGTTGCAATTGTCCGCCGCTTTTGGTAAGTTCCATTTCGCGGCAAATAACATTTCCATAGACTGACGGGTTTCGGATCTCATACTCATAACATTCTAAGATTTTATTATAAAGATCGGGCGAATAAATGTTCATAAAAACTTAACAGGGTCATTTTTTTGCCGGGGTTTTTTCCGCCCGATTATGGAAGCTAAAGCTAATTTAGGTCAGAGGGGGTTGGCATACGCCAACACGTCATCAGGGGTAATGTCACGGACGAGTTCAAGTACGTTCATGAACTGCTCCATGGTTTCACAGTCTACGGTACGCTCATCACCTTCACTTGAATACAGATAGAACTTCCGCTTAAGAGGATCAACGACACAGCGGGTCAGGAATTCGTCTTGCATGAAGTTTGTTTGTATGTCTGCCCATTATAGGGCATCCAGACAGTCGTGTCAACCTATTTGTTGCAGGTGTACTGGGTGTTGTCGCCTGGATAGTCCTCAATACCCTTGCCTTGATACTCCACGATGAGTTTCTCACCATCCTTACGCTCACCATATACATGGTAGAAGCAATCGATTGGCATACCACCTTGAGATTGGAGATAGATCTTCTCTTCATCCCAACGCTTTACAATCACGTTTTGATGAGCACCAACAGGAGTAAGATTTACAGTGATTGAATCAGTATGAACAAGATCCTTCCAATAGTTTGGGAGAGCAATCTCTTTTCCCTTTACTCTTCCACGAAAGTACACTCCAGACTCTGGGCCCTCCAGGCAAATGTGGCGAAGTCTATATCCTTCTTTTGTTGGGTGTGGAATATCAAATGATTTTCTTGAAGTAAGAGTTATACCGTCAGCAGTTACTTCAGAAGCAGTAATTTCACCTGTAATATTAATATCACAGGCACCAGTCATCTCAGCAGTCACTTCCCAGTTATCAATCTTTGCTGTATGATATTTGTATGGGGCACAAGCATCCTCAGGATAGTCTTCCTCAGCAATAATAAACGGTTTCGCAATATACTGATCTAGATTTGATGCTATCCCATATGCGGCACGATCTTCACAATCTGGACCTGGCGGTCTTGTACCTGGTACGAATTCCATTAGTCTTTTTCCTCTCCAATTTGTTCTACTTTTTGATTTACCATTCCTCTAATCATGTTCTCAACATAATTATGCTCGAAGTTGAATGAGTACCCTTCATTACCTCCTGGGTAATCTTCATGAGATTCTCCTTCATATTCTACAATAAGATCGTCATCAAGTCTACGGGCTACAATATAGTAGTCTGCATTGATTGGACCTCCTGCATTGTTTCTTACAATAACTTGTTTGCCAAATACAATCTCTTTAACAAATAATTCTTGCCAACTTCCAATAGGAGTCAGACTGATAGACATATCTTCTGGATTCACAAGACCATCCCAGAATGAAGGAAGTTCAATCACACCATTCCCAGAAACTTTTCCTCGGCAATAGACAGCAATCTCTGGACCTTCAATACAAACGTGGCGAAGTCTCCATCCTTTCTTATTGGGATGGGGCATGTCGAATGGAAGGTCTTTCTTATTAGAAAGCCAATGCCTGCCACTCATTCCCCAAACTTCTTTCTGTGCATTGAGGTCAATCGCTGCAGTGATATGACCTTGGACATCAAGATTGCCAAATACAGCACCACCACCCAAAACAGATAATGAATATGGTGAACTATTTCCCCCTCCACCACCAGGAAAAACACTCAATGTACCAGGAACAACTGGTTTCGGAGAATCACTATTAGCTATTGGTGCAACCATTAAAGTTGCATATGGGAATGGATATGCTGCAGCAGTACCGACTAATTGAGGACCTTCAATGAATGATGAACCTCTAATCTTTGCATCTCCAAGACCAAGTGAGATAGGAAATCCTACACCAACACATTGCTGGCCTCCAAGTGCAATATCATCAAATAAAAAAGACATTTATATTCTCCTATGCTTGTTGTTCTGTCCAGAAGTTTTTGCCGCCAAGTTTACTATCCTTACTTGAGACAGCATCAGTGACTCCACGGATAAGTCCTCCATATAGTTTTAAATTTTCATTAGCACATATCTCCATCTTAGCAGGAGTTTGCCATTTTAGAAAGTTCTTTGCAGTTCCTTGAATCTTTTTGGAATCAAGAAGAATACTTTCTGAAGCATTGACTATAAAGTTTCCTTCAGATCCATCATCACCCTTTACAGTAAACTCTACATTATTTGCAATAAATCTAATATTACCGTTACCAGCATTGATAATGATATTACCATTATCTGCATATAAGATCATAGAATCTTCTTCTTTCTTTGAGTCCCTTCCACATTGCATTTGTAGGTGGCCTGGAGAGATACTTGTAGTCCAACCTTCCCTCTCACCATCATTATCCATACTAAAGGTATGGGTTCCTTCCTTAGCATTCAGTTGAACACCTGCAGTTACCCTTCCCTGCTTATCAATTTGACCAAAGCGAAGTTCACCATGATCGTTACCGTAGCGAATGGCTGTGTAGTTCTTCTTTGAAGAATCCTGACCTTGACCTGCCTTTGTGTTACTTCTATTTTGTGGTGTTGCCATGTTTTATATTAGATAAGTTCGTCAGGAGTGCCTGGTATATCTAGGCGTTGGTTATTACTATTAGTATCCGTACCCTGTCTGAGGATCGCAGATGGATCTGTAGTGACCTGAGCAGTGATGCTCTCTTGCAGAGTATCATAGACCTGAATCTGCTGTCCTGCGGTCTCAAAGTATCCAGCATAGCGGATGCCACCTTTATAGAAGACTGCTCCATAGTATGCTCTGCCATCAACATATCCAGTCTGCTTGAGACCAACCAAGTCAGTAACCTGAACTAGTTTGTCTAGTGGTATGTCACCAGTCAGTGCTGCTACAGGATCTCTTTCAACTTCAAACAATGGAACTGCCTGGAAGTTCACACCAGTAGTAGATGGCATACGAATTATTGGTTGTTCAGTAAATGGACCACCAGAAACGATAACGTTAATTTTAACGATTCTACCAAAGGGATCGCACTCATAATCGAGTTCAGCACCATTGGATGGTTCAACTACAATTTGATCTACACCACAATTATAGTTGATGCCTGGATTTTTTACAAGAACTTCCTTAAGTTTAAGAATTGCTGGGTATCCAGGTTCGTTTGGTGCGGGTGGAATATACCCATTTCCAGGATTCTCAACAATCACATCAGTAACAAGACCTCTGCCATCAATTCTTCTTGGACAAGGAGGAGAAATAAGAACTGCAGAGATTCCGATGGGGTTGGTTTTCCATGGTTTAGATGCATTTGGAACTTTTATGGGAGTATCAATCTTCAACGCAAGTCCTGTTGGATTATTATTAAAGATAAGACTTGGTGGCGCATTCTCTACCTCCACTCTGATCTCATATCTTCCTGCTTTTAGATTGATATACTCTGGAGATGGATTACCTCTAAATCCCTTATTTTTAGAGATAGATTGGCCGTTGATGAAAACAGTTCCTGCGTTATCACTTTGGAATCTAATACGATATCGTCCATCCTCAGAGAAATTGACATTGCTCCACGTATAGGTAAAGAATCCAAGAATACTTGAGTTTTCTTCATCGATAGGGGGAAGTAAAGGAGACACATTATTTTTGTTCATAAACTTGCTCCAATCTCTATTATTAAAGCGGAACAGATCAGGACCAGAATAAGTTGCTCCATCCCTCTTCCTAACTGTAGTTGGGGATAAAGTTGAACCTACCTTAAACTTTGCATTTTTTCCATTGATATCAAAAAATTCTCCTACGCTTGAAGTTACAACCAAGTCTGACCAATCATTATCCTTATAGTCTTCCATCTGAACAGTTCTTGCGCCAGCACTTCTAAGTTTCACATTTGTAGAGACACTATCCACTCTATTACTATTAAAAGTTACATCATAGACTTTACCTGCTTGTAATCTCTTAGTAGTTTGTTCATTCAACTGTGACCCATTATAAGATTTGCTAAAGGAGAATCCTTCACCACCATCACCACTACCAAACTTAATCGAGTTTGCAAACTGTGCAGAGGTAGTAACTTTAAAATCTACATTGACAAAATCATTTGTTATGGCAGGAGACGCCCACTCTTGTGAGTTGAAAATCGATTTGATAATCGTATCATAAGTAACTGTTGTTTGATTGATAACCTCAACGTCAATAACATGAGATCCTTTTGAGAGAAATACTTTCTTGGTGTCTGGACTATTAGTTCTAAACCCACCAAGTCTTGGTTTTGTGCTATTAAATCCAAGACCGCCAGCGATTTGTTCATTACCGTCAATTAATATCCTTCCACCATTGTCTACAGTTCCTTTCAATCCATAGAACCCTTCAAATGGAACATCAATAGTCCAAGAATTTTGATATACAATTCCACCACCATCAGTCCCCTCTTGGGCCAATGGTTTGATTGGAGACATTGCATATCTATTTGTAAAATCAGACCAAGATCTTATATTACCTGGAAAAGAGTGGGTTACTGGATACCATTGTTCTTTTGCACCAGAAGTTCTAGTTGTCCAGAGTGGATTAGGCGGGCATCTACCCTCCTGAACTGGAGGTGGTTCTTGGGGAACAATTGGTTCGGGAGCATCAATGGTAAGTGATACGCCCATTGGGTTCTGATTCCAAGATTTGGGAGAGATTCTGGTTACATCTGTTCTACTACCAGTAATTCTGATAGCAAGAGCCATTGGATTGGTTCCCTTAACACCAGTAAATCCAAACTTTCCTCCAGGAATTTGTAAAAGTTCTGTTCTAATTCGATACTTTCCTTTTTTAAAGAAACGAGTATATGAGGATTTGCCAGTTGAATTATCGCTACTTGGTTTAAATCCTTTCTTATCAATGACTACCTCAGCACCTTCATCATTGCTGATATAAATTGTAACACTATCATCAACTTCAACTTCGATTTCGTAGTTGCCATCTGCGGGAAAATCAATACCATCCCACCGAATAACATGAGTTCCTGCGTATGGATTATCTTCTAGTGTTCGGGAGGTGTCAAATGGACAGACACCATATTGATTTAGAAATCCACCTTTATTATATACATTTGTTCTCCACAGTTTTCTATCAGATCTACCAATCCAGTCAATTGTATTGAATACTTCAGTTGTAATAATATCAGTATCAGGACCTTTTACTACTTTCTTTGGTCTAGATTGTTGTTTGTTTGTAGTACTGAGAATTTCTACAGATGCATTTATATCATCACCATCCCTATCAAATAAGTTTATGATGCCATACTTAATAGAATCTTGTCCATATGCCGTGTTTCTTTTTGCAAGTTTTGGTGTCTTGACAGAACCTTTGAATATGATTGGACCATATCCTTCTTCACTTCTGGCAAAAGTTTGAGAAGAACTGACCTTTCCTTTTTCTTTCCAATTACGATCATCTTTTTGTCTAGTTAGAATAAGATCTGGTCTTCCTGGAGAGTTTGGAATTCTTATCTCAGTAGCTGCTGTGCCTGCATTGTTTGGATTATCATCATATTTAAATGAAAGGGCAACTTGTACATCATCGTTTCCACCAACGGTCATGTAAATGCCATCAGATTTTTGAATGAAATCTACTCCAGCGACTTGTGTTTCATAAGCACTAATATTTGTGGTTTCATAAATTGGTTTGTTTAGTAGTTCAACCTTGACTGTATGCAATCCTTCTTCATAATACTTTTTGATTAGATTTCCACCGCTCTGGAAGTGACCAAGGTCAGCAATAAATTGATTATCTACATAGAGTTTTGCTACGTTATCCTTTACTCCTCTAAATTTATATTCACCAGTTGTTGGGAAGTCTAAGTTCCACTCAAAAGTAAATAGAGTTCCTGCAAAATCACTACCTCTCGCATTTGATGGTGGTTTGGGAGAGATAGCATACTTGTTCATAAAACTGCCCCAGCGAACAGCATTTGCAGGTATACCGTCTGGATAAGCCTTCTCTACAAATGTTTTATCAGTGACATGATGATATCCACCGATAACATTCTGATCGCTTGAAGATATTCTAGATGGTTTGATCTTTCTTGTGTTGAAAAATCCACCCTCAAGAGCACGAACATCACGTTGAAATTCTTGAACGTCTCTTAAAATTGGATCCGATCCACCAATAAAAGAAGTTGGTTTCCACTCTCCAAGATCCTCTCCATTAGGACCCCAAAGTCTGCCATAGGGGATTAACGTGCTGTCGCAGAGAAAATACTCTTCATAATCATCTGCACGATCATAGTATTGATAGATAAAGGTTTCATTTTTACCACGATACCCACGAATAGTACCTGTCCTTGATTTTAAAGTTCTAGTAGTAGTGAAAGTTAATCCTTCCGTGACACTGGCGTCAGATACAATAACAATGTCGTCTCCTTCGACTACAAGTTCACCAAGAACTGCCGTAAGAACTGCACCACCACCATAGTCCGACTCATCATTGGCGCTGACTAGAGGTTGAAATACATAACCATTACCAGTTCGTACAATATCTACAGCAAGTAGAGAACCATCGCGTCCAATGATAGGGTTTCCTACTGCACCAACTCCACCACCACCTATAATTTCAATCTTTGGTGGTCCTACCTTTACCTTTTGATTTACTCCAGCACAACTTTCCTTTCTATTTAAAACATCATTAGTCGTGAGTTCGTTGACTTCATTGATGTTGAGGTACTTAAGTTTATTATCGCCCGACTTAAATATAAAAACTATTCCAGGATCTTTCTGGGCAATTTCATTTGCCTTACACACAGAAATCCCTTCAACGAAGCCGTTTTTGCTATCAATATATCCAACTCTAATATCAGAGTCTTTATTGAGAGGACCGAATAACTGACTACCCATTTTCTATATCTGCGTAACTATATTTATGACGACTCTGCCGATCCTGCTTTTTCAAGATCAACGTCTGCTGAATCTCTTGGTGGTGTTGCAAATGGTTTAGATTCTTGCGGAGTTACACTTGCATCAGTGCCAGATGCCTTCTCAGCAACAGCATTGATGTTGGGATTCTCTGATTGTGATTGCCCACCTGAACCACGGGCAAATTGATAGAAGTCACTGATAGAGGGTTTTGGAATAACATCACAACCAAAAACACTGAACTGTATATTCTCAAAGGATAATGCTGATGCCATATTACCAGCAATACCATCAATAGATGGAACAGCATTAGAGATATCAGTCAATCCACTCTTAACCGCGTTCAATTGCTTACTGACTTCTTCCAAGAATGAACCAACCTTATCGATAATGTCATCTACCGTGTTAGTAATTTCTTTTTTGTTTGCAGAGATTGAGTCTCCAGTCAATGATTCAACATAACAAATAGGCACCTTAGGGACTCTATCGTTTGGTGTAATAGTATTGGTATCTAACTTTTCAAGGAAGTCACCAACATTTCCACTGTTATTACCGGCACCTATCATACCCAATCCTTTCTTAAGGATACTGCATAGTTGTTCTTGTAACATGCCAATGATCTTTTCAAATAAGCATGTGATCACTTTTGTGATTTGCTCTTTGAGATCAGAAACTGTGTTCCTCATATTGGGGAACATAAGATTTACTGTGGGTGCTATTGTTTTATGAACTTCCTTGAGAATAAACTCAAGCATCTTATCATAAATGGGTTTCATATACTTTGCAAGTTTAGCACAAGCAGAATTGATTATACTCTCAATACTAGAAAGAACACTGGTAGCTGCGTCAACATATGATAGAGCAGTTTCCAAAACTTTATTAATATCATTGGTAAGATTATTCAAGATAATCTGAATATTCTTTAATGAAGAATTAATAGAATCATAAGGATTGTCAAGAGGAATCTTTCTGATTTGCCTTTCATGCTTCTTGACATCAGCGACTGCTTGCTGATGAACAGCATCAGCACTCTCTTTTGTTGCTCCTGGTTGTGAAGGTGCAGCAGGACTCTCTGCTGCTGATTTTCTTGCAGCAATGCCGTCAGCGACGGCCTTCATTACAAAGTTTTCTTTTTCTTGTCCTTGAAGGCCCTTTTCTTCTGCTTCTGCTCTTGCGTTTTTTGCATCCGCTAACTGCTCTTTAGTTAGAGCTTTGTCTGATCTTAACCCGTACTTATTAAGTTTGACTCCTGGTGGTGCAGGGTCAGTATCTGCTACTTGCTCAGGAGTCTTTGGTTTAGTGATTACAAGGTCAGAATCAGGAACTGTTCTGTTAGGATCAGTTTCTCCTTTACTTGACTCTGCAAATCCACTGGTGGGGCCAAAGTTAGAATCAGTTGTTCCTGTTTTAGTCTTGAGTGCAGTCTGAGCATTGTTGCCCAAGACACCCATAATAACAGGAACTTGCATGTCTTGCCCATCCAAGAAGAAACCGAAGACAAAGTTGCCCTGTCTTAAGTTTGTTGTTTGAGATGAACTGCCTTGTCCACCACCAGCAGTGGTGGGATACATGATTTGCGCCCAAGGAAGTTGATCTGAAGGGATCGTTTCTTCTTGTTGATCATGATAACCAATGATACGGACTTTAAATCTTCTAGAGTGTCCTGGGACTTGTGAAGCGGATTCGTGCTTTCCCGCAGCAGTATTATCGCGCCAGGTTGCATCATCTGCAATCTGCCCGACCCACCAATTAAAATGAGATCCTGCGAACCCTGAAGTGAAAAGCGATCCGTTCTCCATTAGTTATTAATCATCGTAAATTAAACATTCTGGTTCTGATGGATTTGCATCACAAAATAGTTCTAGTGGTGAAGGATCGTGATGATCTCCTGCTTCAATTTCTTTTTTGTGATGCTCTACATAATCTTTTAACTCATGCAATTCACCTTCGATATGACGACGCTGCTGAGGTGATATAGTTGGATTGTCTAAGATTTTATAATCTTCTTCGACATGTTCTTCGATTGTTCTTTTTTCTGACATTTTAGTTTACCCTCCTTCCATAAGAATCTCTAATAAGATTTAATTGTGTAAGACAACGACTAGGCGTAACGTAGTGACATAAATCCGATATAATATATAGTCCACCAGTTTCAGAGTTTGGTTTTTGATTCTTTTTATCTTTATCTGCTGCTGGTATATCCACAAAAATCATGTCCCCTGCGTTAAGCGTGAAGTCTCCTGATATTGTAATAGATTTCTGCAAAGTAAACAACTGATTGTATCTCATAAGTGATTGATTCAAGATATTCTCAGGATCAAAGTTTGCTTCTTTTGATTTTTCAATTTGTTCATCTGTTGTTCCCGATGGCAATGATCCTTTATCAATCAACATGTATGTTGTTCTTGAAAATTTACCGACTGCCTCATCAAATTCGCTATTGAGTACGGGCAATTCTTTACCAGCCAAACTCAAATCACTTTCTGTTTGCCCTACATTCTTTTCAAGAACTCTATATTGACAGTTGAATGGATCGAACAGAACTACTCTAGTTGAATATGATCCACTTTCAAGTTTGCTTTGCACATTGATAGAATTATCACTATTCAATCTCAAAACTTTACCATCATATCCCTCAGGAATATTAGCACCTTTAGCATCAGGTGTCTCATTAAAAATAAGTTTTCTTTTTTGTTTTTGTTCTAAGAGTTTATCAATCGACTTAAAATTATATCCTTTACTAGTTTCAAAGAAAAAATAACCTGCGGTTTTGCCTGGAGATTTTGAACTAGGAATACCTTTTTTAGCCAACCAAGTACAAATGTAGAATGGTTTTTTATTATTTCCGAAGAAGTTATAGTTATTCTGAGTCTCTTCGATATCAAGAGTTTTATCAGTACCAATAAAACCCTTTAGAATATCATTCACATGGTCAGATAACTTTCCGTCATATCTTTTATTAACTCTGATTACTTGATTACGAATGTGTTCTTTAGAAACTAAGTTTAAAGAAACCATAGTCTTTTTGGCATCTTCAATAATTGGATCAACACTATTAACATATAAGGTTACTTCAAGTTTGTTCTTATTAGTATCCTTCATTTTAATCACAGCCTTCTCAGTTCCAACTAGAGGGAGACCTTCAAGGACAGATTTATCTTTAACAGAATTGCCAGTATCAACAAAAGACACACTCATTCTGATAGTCGATTCTCTAATACTCTCATAATATCTCAGTTCAATGACAGCCGAATTGATGTCGATACTTCCATCCTTGTTAGAAATAATGGAAAAACTATCAATACTACTAGCTCTTGCTTTACCCGAATCTAGTATTTCTTCTGCCATAATACTTCTTGGTTATATATTATTTATTGTCCCGCAGCAAGGGCATCTGAATAGTCATCCATTCCACCACCACTACCAACAGAGACTGGAACCATTTTAGTAGAAGATTTGGATTGTGATACGATATTGTTTATAACAGTAACTGGAACTACTGCATTCTCACCAGCACCAGATTCATAAGATGCATAGTTTCTAAGAACACCGATTGCAGCATCATACTTTGCATGATTCAAGGCATCTAAGAAACCAGGGAACTTATCCTCTAGTGCTTGAGTTGAATTGACATCCAGAATGAATTCACCATGAGTAAGCATCACAGGAATCATATCCTGACCTCTTCTACCAGACACTCTACCACCATAATACATCCTATTCTTAATCATACTACGCAGAACTCCACCGCCACTCCCATCCTGCCCACTCTTAGTCAGTTTATGTAAGTCAGATCTTTCTCCATCACCATTCCAATAAGTTGGTCCATAGTTATCAGGATCTGTTGACGCACCTGCCATTGTTGGAGTATGTAATCCTAATCTACCGTCTTTACCTGATGCTGCTTCAGCATGAGTCATCACGTTCTTTATATTAATATCACTGGGTTTCCAACCCCATGCTTTGGCGATTGTCGCAGCTTCAGTTGTCATAGCATTTAACTGCTTTTTCGTTGGAGCATATGACCAATTATAACCTTTCATAGCGGCAACTGCCAGTCCTATACCACGACTATTTCTATATGCGGTATGTCCCTCTTGAGTCCTAAAGTTGCTGTAGTCAGGATTTGATGGATACTTATTTCCATCTCCCGTAAAGAGAGCATGATACTTATTCCCAGCACCATAGGTGCTGTTATTACCCGCAGCGTTCCAGTGAAGATAAATCTCCCCCTTCTTGTTTATTTTTAACGCTGATGGATCAGTTGTTGCTTTACCGCCACCTGTGGGCCCTGATGTAGATCTTGTAACCTTTGCAGTTGCGCCAAAATTTGGAACTGCTGCTACTTTATTTTGAGTGTAATTATTATACCATCCAAAGTAATTATCACCAGGTTTTCTAGTCAATCCACCTTCAACACTATAACCTCTGAAATCTGTTCTTCCTTGTATAAATTCTCTTGCCTTGTCTTGAAGAGATGGATTTAAGATCGCAGCTGCGACAGATTTCATTGCGTTTTGAGACATTCCTGCAGCAGCCGCTGCTGTTGCAACATCCTTAATAGCAAACCATTCATCATTAGAATTGCCCCTACCTTTCTTTGCTCCATTAGGGAATTTCCAAGTAGGTTCATACTGCATCCTCCCAGTGACCAGTTCTTTGATTGTACTGCCACCATATGCACCAGATCCAAGTCTATTATAAATGGATTGTGCTACGTCTGCCCAGGATTGAGGTTCTCCATCCTCTCTAGATGCAACAGCAACCAATGTCCAGAAGTCAGCATCTCCTCCACTAATATTGACTGTGCTAGTGGTTTTTTCACCATCACCATCAACACTAGGTCCAGTTCCACCAGTTGTTTGTTTCTTAAGACCAAGTTGCTTTCTCAGATCAGAGATAGCATTTGTGACTTTACTTGATATGATACCTTCTATATTTTTAGTAAGTGATTGGGTCATGTTTTGACCCTTCATCAACATTTCAACATCAACTTCACCACCACCAGCCATTCTCATCTGAGAACTCTTGATATCAAAAGTATATCTAGTCCATCTATCAAGACCACCAGCAACATTTCTATAATCAGTAGAGTTTGCTTTGTCACCTAACAAAGTCTTATATGCTATACCGAAGAGTGGTCCAAGGAAAGGCATCGTTGACATTTCCTTATTCACATCTTCAATGTATGTCATTGGACTAACATTCTTAGAATCCTTTGATTCTGGGAATATTTTTTTAACTTTCTTTTTGCCGCCAGTTTGAGATCCTACATTGATTTTAGTTTCTCTTGATTTTTCAGCATAAATTCTTGGCGGTTCTGATTTTTCTCTTTTGAGTGACCTACTAATAGCACCCATCTTTCTACCACCTCTGGTGATTCCACCAGAAGCATATTTGCTCATCATCTCTTTTTGAGCCTTATCATCTCCATAGATGTTTCCAAAGGAACCCTTACCCTTGAACAATTGTCCAAAGGTAACCATATTTAAACCTTCTCTTATATTCTCACGAACTCTAGAGTCAAGTTTAGCAAGATTTGTTGCTTGCTTCTTCTTATCTTTTGGACTTAAGAATGGATAACGAATTAGTTCAACTGCATATCTAAATGGAGCACCGACAATATCAAGCACACCTCCAACAATTCCAAGTTGAAGATTTAAAAATCTAGAACCTTGATACAATGCCCAGTCAATATACTTTCTTGGATCCCAGACTGCCTTTTTCTCCCATCTTTTCTTTGCGCCATCTTCAAGATCCTTTCCAGTTTTCTTCAGTTGGAAAGCACCTTCACCAATCGCAGAGGAGAGCAGACCTACACCAGCAATAATTCCCGCTGCTGCTCCTGCACCAATTCCACCCGCTTGTGCTGCTGCACCACCGCCTTGAGTTGCTGCTGCTTGAACACCCTGTTGAGCTCCCCGCTGCATTAACCTATCACCAGCTACATCACCAATGGCGTCAATTATCCCACCCTTTCCACCAGCAGCCGCAGCAAAGATAAGAGTGGTAATTACTGTTTCTACTGCACCCTCAAACTTTGAAAATGTATTAACTAAATTTTGACCTCCAAGATCATCAATAAATCCAATAGTCTTAGTTCTTAAATCATACGCACCTTTGACAAAAGAACTAAGCGCATCAATGGTCCCTATACCAAAATTAGCAATCCAAGTTGCTGCACTATTAATTTTGGGCAAAAACGCGATCATCTGTGGCAGATAATCAATCATCTTGAAAGCGATGAATCCTAATAGAATCTTACCAATAAAAGATTTTATTCTATCAAGGAATCCAAGTTTCGGACCTTTCAGAAGTTTCTTTTTTCCCTTATTTTCGTCATCTTTTTTTGGTTTCTCTAACTTATCTTCTTGTTTTGCTCTAGACTTCTTCTCTTCTTGCTGCCCTGCTTTCTTTTTCTGCTTGGTATAAAGTTTATTTTGACGACCAAGTAGTTTCTCAATATTAATTACTCTAGATTTAACTGATACAAGTCCTTTGTGACCACTCTTTCCTTCGCCACTAACTGGTTTAACAGATATTTTTTTAGTCTGAGTTTGAATCGATGGTGCGGATGGAAGTAATTTCATGTTTTACGAAATACCCAAAATCTTAGAGTTTCTTACTTTATCCCTAGAACTAAAGGAAGCACTGAACGTTGGAATCTGCTCTACTTCCATTAAGGAATCGGATTCATAACCACCTCCACCAGTATTCATAGAGACTGGTGGTTGAATAGTAACAGGAGGTCTAGACGGTGCCCCAGGTATGCTTACCTTTGCTTTCTTAGGTTGTAGTTGTGCAGTTGGTCTCACAGATCCAGACTTTCCCACACTCTCTTGTTGCATATTATTAGCAACCATCATCATCATTGGCAAAACATTATTAACTCCCATAATCATATTACCACCACCACCAAACATAGTACTATTAATATTTGGGGAGAAAACATTAAGAGAGTTGCCACCAAATGAAGCAAAGGTGTTTTTGCTTCCTCCAATATTCATCTTAGAACTAAATGATGGGTTGACGGACGCCATATTCTTTCGGACAGATCCCCCACCAATTTTTATGTTTGTATTATTAGTGCCGCCAGAAGTTCCTCCACCCCCACTCAAATTCACATTGACAGATGATGAGGGTTTTCCTCCTTCAGTTTCTGGTGGAGCAGGTTCAGAGTCTCCTTTTAATTTTCTTGGTTTTCCAATCATTCCACCGCCATGAGCCTTAATAACGTTCTGAACAATCTGTGGTCTGTTGGTTCCTCCTCCAGCAGCGTTCATTGATTCAAGAGCACCAACACCATACTTTTCAACAGCACCGCGAGACATTACAAACTCACCATCCGAAAGCATAGCAGGGACTTTATCAACACCCTTCTCACCACTAACGAATCCACCAAGAGTTCCATAGGTTCCAGCCAAAGACTTACCGAATTTGCCGACCATTCCCATCATACCGCCCATCATCTTACTGAAGACTCCTCCACCACCATCAAATTTTTGTAATGGAACGACTGCTCCACCGCCATTATAATTGGTACTTGGTGCTTTGATGTCTGGTAGAGATTCAGGTTTGAATGTGTCCTCAATTTTATTCGAGAGCATCACACCACTTCCAGCAACTGCTGCTGTTGTGATAAGACCAGTCAAGAGTTTTCCTTTACCCCCACCAAGGAATCTTGCTGCTCCACCCGCTTTTCCAATGCCTGCTCTTGCTGCTAATCCTAAAGCAGCCTTAGTTAATCCTACAGCACCTTTAACGAGTAGTCCTATCAAACCACGAACTAATCCACCAACACCAGTTCCAAATAATAAAAATGCCGCTGCAAATTTAGGCCAATGGTCACTTAAAAATTGACCAAGTGCTTTTAGTTTATCTTGATTCTCTTTTTTAGCAAACCAATCAATTAACTTGATTAAGAATTTGCCCAAGATAATTCCCATTATAAAGTCAATAATCTTTTGAAGGATACTCTTCACTGGTGCAACTATCTTCATAGCACCATCTACATTCTTTTTAAATCCTTTCTCAAGATTATTTTCTAATTTTGATCTCTTTTCTTTCTCTTGTTTTTTTCTTTGTGCTTCAGCAGTATCTCTAATAAGAGTATTTTGTTCCTTCAGTATTCCAATGATATTATCAAGAGACTTAATGATGTCTCCAATATAATCTTTATCATCTTCTTTTTCTTCCTTTGCAGCAGGTAAAAGTTTTGGTGCAGTAACTCCACCCAGTTTCTTCATGGGACTGGGTGAAGTAATATCTGCTGCTTTAATTTTTTTCTTCTTGACTTTAAATCTACCAGTCTTTCTCTTGATCTTCTTAAATTCTTCAGTCAGTATCTCTGTTTCTTCTGTAGGAATCTTACTATCTGCCATCCTACCAGCAGCCATCTTCTCTCTTAAGAGAGTTTTGTATGTAGCGTAGTCGATACCAATGGCATCATCAAGACCAAGAAGATTTAAGATTCTTTCATCTATTTCTTCATCAACCATCTTATCATCTGCATCCCCTTCGTACACGGCAAGGGCAGACTCTTTCTTTGCCTCGTCGCGTATAGAATTTATAAGATCGTCAAGATCAGATGCCATTTGCTTGCTGTTGTTTTAATTTTTCTTCTTCAAGGTGTTGTTGGAGTAACGCAACATAGATGTCACGTTCCCAAGGCATCATATTTTCTATTTCTGTTAATGAGTATTTATGATACTGCATTAAGGCAAAGTTTAATCTAAAGTATGACTCTAAGTCCATATGACTTAGACCTACCCGAAAAAACTTGCTAATCCCTCAAGCACAACCTCACTCTCAACTTTAGTTTCAGGATTTATTACATTAACAGTATGAGAAAGTTTTGGCATAGTAGCATAAAAATTTTCAATCTGTTGGAACTGAGAAGAATTCATGGAATCAATGAAATCTCTAATTTCCTTTTTAGTACAGTCAGCAGCAACCCAAACTTCATCAGAAGTGAAGATAGTATCAATACCTGAAGCAATCAATTCAAAAGATTGATCCATTTGATTGCCAGTTTCCAAATCAAAGTTGTTCTTGATGAACTCATCCAGTGAAGGATACTTCATCTGCATCATGATGCTATCGTCAAGTTTGATCTTGTTAGTATGTTCATCATTCTTTTGAACTTGAATATCATCCAGATTGATTTGGATCTTGACTGGAGTCTTTTCATCATCAGGACAAACTATATTAACTTCAATCACTTCTCCGACAGACTTACCGCGAATATTCAAGAAGAGATATTCAATATCAAATGTAGGCAGTTGCTCTACCTTGATACCTTTAGTCAAAATACAGTTTTTGATAACTGTTTTGATCGCTGTCGTGATTTGCTTTGAGTCTTCACTCTCCAATGCAATTACAAGAACCTTTTCTTCTTTTACTAAGAAAGGTCTGTACTTAACTTTTTCTCCTGTAGATGGCAACTCAAGTTCATAAGTTGGTGTAGAAATCTTTGGTAAAGGCATAATAACTTATTCAGTATGATTATTTAGAAGGTTGTTGGAAAGCCTTCGAGATTTGAAGTAAGAGATGTATCAAAGGCTCCCGTTGGAGTATCAAAATTGAAGTCTCCGTATTTAACTCCAGTATCAAACTTTGGTGGATTCAAGAATGAATTCTGAATGTCAGCTGCGGAGAGCGGATCTAGTGATCCAAACAATTGGGCAAGCATAGGATCAGTCTTTGATCCAGAAACTGTATCAATAAAGTATCTTACATAAGAGAATGATACTGTACATTTCAAAAGATCGGATGAATCATAAGTCACTGGCATTGATGAAACAGAGATTGGATATGCATTTACAAAATTATACCTCAATACATTATTATTGTAATCTCTCTCATATTTTGTAATTGCTATTCCACCATAATACTCATTGGGGAATCTCATTCTGTATGACATGTTTGATTGAGCAACACTGTTATCACCTGTCTGAGACTCCATAGCAATATATTTTATCCAAGCCTCAAAGAACCTGATAGGTAAGTAACTGTTTGGAGATGGTTTAGGAAAGAATTTTTCAATGTAAGACTTCGCACCCATAATACTATTAGGGGTAGGCAAGGATTGATCTTGCATGACATAGAAAGTCAGATCAATACGATCATCAAATAATCTACGATATGCGTGTCTCTCTGTTACACCGGTAAAGTCATTATTAATTTCTGTAGTTGCCAGAGATGATCCTGGTAAAACAGTCTCAGAACAACATAGATGTAAAAAGTTTTGATCAAAACCAATTAACCCATTATCTGTTTTAAAATTATTCCAAGTATATCCGCTTGTTCCTGCGGGTTCTCTAATATGAACATCAAAATGTGAAGTCGTCGCAGGTCGCATCAAATTGGATTTAATGTCAGATAACGATCTCCTCTTTGGCCCTGGTGCGAATGTCATCTATAAATAGATTTACGTTATATATTATGTAGCAGAGATAATGGGGGAAACATATAAAAGTAGATACTATCCAGAATTCCCAAACAAATACAAAGGCAATGTCAACAACATTATATGCCGTAGTAGTTGGGAACGCAAGATGTGCCGCTGGTGTGATCTGAATGAAAATGTTCTTCAATGGGGCAGCGAAGAATTTTCAATTCCATATCTATCACCTATAGATAATAGAGTTCATAAGTATTTTCCAGACTTCCTTGTTAAACTAAAAGAAAATTCTGGTAGAGTTAAGACATATGTAATTGAAGTTAAACCTAAAAAGCAAACACGTCCACCAAAAACGCCAAAGAGACAAACAAAGTCATATATCTATGAGGCAACTGAGTATGCAAAGAACCAAGCAAAGTGGAAGGCTGCTCAAGAATTTTGTGATGACAGAAGAATTGAATTTAAAATTATAACAGAAGACGAACTAGGTATTAAGTAATGCCAAGGAAGACAATCAAGCAAAGACAACAAAGTAGTGGTATAGATAAAGGTCTTTCTATTAAGAAAAACTTAATTGGTAATGAAAGTCCTGATGATATTATGGAATTGATTATGGAAACTTTTTCTGAAGAATTAGTTCCTGAAGTTGGTAGTTATTATACTTTTGTTTATAGTCCAACAACTCCAAACATACGGTATGACCAATATCCATTAATAGCAATAACAGAAGTATTTGCTTGGGGGTTTCGTGGTATCAATTATCACTGGGGATCATTTAGAAACTATGGATGGGGAGAAGTTGTTGGTAAGTTTCATCCCGTAAATACTATGGAGTTGAAAACAATGAGATCCTTGCCTTATGCAAATTACCTCATAAATAACTAAAAAACATAAAATGCCTATTCCAGAAGGTTGGAAACCACAGAGGGACGTAAAAGGATCAGAGAAGGCACCACTCTCGGAGTATTCTGCTATACTTCACAACCAACAGAAAAGAATTAACAGGGAAGACTTCGATCTACCTCCAAAGATAGATAAAGGAAGTATTAGACTTGTCACCGATGCAAAGACTGGTGAGATGCAAATGTATGAAACCTATGGATTTTTGGGTGGTGGAGATAAGTTGATTGGAACATGGAGTCCTAGTAATGAAGATGGTTGGTCACCAAGTGAAGAAAATAAATCCATATTTGATTCATATTTTGGATCAGATAATTCAAAAGGAAAAGAACAACTAAAACAGATCACCCAGTCTGGGAAAGCAAGAAACCTGGAAATTGCAACAGAACTTTCAACTTCAAAAGATCCAGAACTTGTTAAGGCTGGAGTGACATCAGCAGATGTAGAAGCACTTAAAGAAAAACCTGGATTAGTATCAGTTAAGAATACAGAAGTTAAAGATCCAGTTTCAAATAAAGAACTAAAAGAACAAAGAAAAGCTGCGGAACAAGCAACGCAAGATACAGAAAATGGTGAGGCCTCAAATACTGATTCAACCGAAGATGATAATCCAAAGATTGGTCTTCCAAAAAGCCTGGAGGGGGTTCAACAAAGGGATAAATATAAGACGAATATGAGATATCCCACAACACTTCTAGATGAATTTCAAGATTATCTGAAGATTCAAATGGTTGAATATAAACCAAGAGGTCTTGGTGCTCAAGGTGGATCATTTGCATTAGCTTCAAGATCTAATAATGCAGCTGCAGGTAGTAGAGAAATTTTATCTACAATTTTCCTTCCAATCCCTGGCGGAATCGCAGATAATAATACTGCTAATTGGTCTAAGGGGGATATGGGTATGTTATCTTCTATTCTTGCTGACACGGCCTTAAGTGCAATGGGAACTGGAGAAACATTCAAAAGTTCAGTAGATAGCACAAGTGCAGCCGTCGCAAATAATACTCAAGGTTTGAAGACTGCGGCCGGTTCTAAGATTGTTGAGAACCTTGCTAATGTAGATCCATTGAAAAGAAATCTTGGTGCTGTTCTTAATACCAATGCTGAGTTGTTATTCGATGGTCCTACCCTCAGACAATTTACTTTTACATATAAATTCGCACCCAGAAGTGATGATGAAGCAAAGGAAATAAGAAATATCATCAGAACCTTGAAACAAGGTATGAGTGCAAAGAAAGCAAATGAATTCCTATTCATCAAATCTCCGCACACATTCTTCCTAAGTTATCAACATAAAAATGAAGACCATCCTTACTTGAATAAATTTAAAGAGTGTGCTCTGACAGGATTAGCAGTTCAATATGCACCTGACGGTAACTATGCAACATATTACAGTGGTTCAATGGCTGCGTATCAAGTAACTATGTCATTCTCAGAACTTGAACCAGTATTTGATAGTGATTATGAAGGTGGTGGTAAAAATGGCGAGACATCAATAGGTTTCTAAAATGGGTTATTTCAATTACGTTCCAAACTTCAACTACGTTGATAGAAACTCTGGCGCAAAGATCGGAGACTATACAAAGGTCAAAAATCTTTCCAGAAGAATTAAATTAAGAGAAGATATTTTTCAAGAAGCAACTGTCTTTGAAAAATATACTATACGTGGAGATGATCGTCCAGATAATGTTGCCAATCAAATATATGGTGATCCACAACTTGATTGGTTAGTTTTAATTTCAAACAATATCATAAACATTCAAACAGAATGGCCGATGCCACAATTTGCATTTGATTCATATCTTATCGATAAGTATGGTTCTTATGAAAACTTGAACTCTACACATCACTACGAAACCAGAGAAGTATCAAACAGTCAGGGTGTTGTAATTGTCCCTAAAGGTTTGACTATTGAATCGGGATCAAAATATACTTACTATGATGCTTTTGGGAGAATTGAAGTGAATACTGGGGACTTCACTATAGAGGTATCAAATAAAGAATATGAAGAAAAAATAGAGGAAGCAAAAAGAAACATCAGTCTAATCAAACCAAGATATCTTCCAATCATTCTTGACGATATTGAATCTACAATGGAATACAAAAAAGGTTCCTCTGATTACATCAGCGGAACCTTGAAGTCGTCGGATAATATTAGACTTACTACTTAAACAACAGATTGAAATATGCTGCCACAACTAATAAAGTGAGGCAGATTTGATTATACTTCACTCCTCAGCAAGTTTTTGGAAGTAGGAGAGAGCATCATCCTCATCTTCATCAGTCTTGGTAGGACTCAGGTTGCTGAGTTCTTCCTTCAGATTAGGGGGGATGGGCTTAGACTCTTGACGGGAGGAGAAGTCGGGGGCATAAGAACCACGATCATTATCCTCATTGTCAGTCTCTTCGTCAAAACGACGGTTGGCAGGTTTCTGCCCCAGAACCATCTTCAGACGCTTATCAAGATCATCATATGACTTGAACTGATCGGCAGCGACCAGTGCCTGCAGTGAATATTGCTTCTTCCACAGTGCCTCAAGGGCATCGTCATCATCAAGAAGAGGAGATGGTGCTGCAAACTCTGAAGAATCATAGTTCCAATAACCTGCAACCTTCTTCAACTTCAGTTTGAAGTTTGCACCCTGCCAGAAGTCGAAGGGATTGATTGCAGTCTCATCTTCATACTCGGGTTGCATTGCTTCCATGACTTTATCAAAGATCTTCTTGCCAAACTTATACAGGAAGACTTTACCTTCGTTCTGAGGATTTGCTTTGTCCTGCACAACATAGATGTTGGCATAGAAGGATAGTTTACGCTTCTGCTTACGGACAGTATCTTTGTCTGCATCGATACCACTGTTCCAGAGTTCACGGTTATACTCAGAGACAGGATCTTTGCCACCAGTAGTGGTCAGGGAGTTCTCAATATACCATCCACCAGGTCCCTGGAAAGCGTGAGCGTATAGTTTTACCCAAGGAAGGTCTTCACCATCAGGAGCAGGCAAGAAGCGGATTACAGCGTAGCCATTACCAGTCTTATCCATTTCTGGTTTCCAAAGGCGATCATCTCCACCGCCGCCAGAGTTGTTTTGTTTCTCAACTTCTTTGACAAGTTTAGCAGTCAGAGAACCAAGAGTAGATTGCTTTTTAAGATTCGCAAAAGACATAGGATTTTTAGATTTGTTAGATTTGGTTTTTGTGGACTTCGTTATTCTACAGGTCTAGGTCTGTATTGTCAATCTGCTGACGCATAGTGATTAAGAGACTGTTCATGTTGCTAAAGATAACACTCATGTCTACGTCTTTCGGCATTCCCATAGCGACTGCCGATTCAGTGATGCGTCGTTTCATTTCGATTGCTTGAGGATCTTCAGACAAACTTAGTCGAGTATAAAGAGTTTGTTGTTTAGACAACAATTTCTCCAACAACTCAACATGCCGAACCTTTTCAGCATTACTCATTGATGGAAACTTAAAAACGTTACCATAAACATCTTCTTGCAACTCTGAAATTTCAACCATCTCAGAACGAACAAATTCAGAATCAAAGAAACTCATTTAACTTCTCCTAGAACAATCTCTTTCAGAATTTTTTTATAACGAAATACATCTATATGTAGGAAGGAAGAATATTTTCTAATTCTCAAACTTACGGTTTCCCACACTGGATCTGATAGATGTTGATCAAAGTCAATTCGATATCCAAGTATCTTATCAAGAATAATCATAGTCTCGATAGATACTTCACCTCTCAAATATGTTTTGAGAATTTCTGGATGACGTGTTCCATCCTTTGCAAACATAGCATCAAACTTACCAGTGAATATACGTTCGATCTCTTCTCTGAACAGATAAGAGAGGGACTGGGTTCTCTTCTTCCAATCAGTGTATCGACACTCACCTTCGCGTATCATTTCTCCTATCCAAAGCTTACCTGGATCAGTGCAAGTGATAAAATTAGATACAAAAAATTCAATTACCTCTTGATCTGATTTATTTCTTGCAAGTTTCTCAAACCAGAAGCGATCTTTTCTTTTATAAAAGGATTGTACAGTCGCACGACTTTTACCACAATACTTGTGGTAATCATACTTCTCTTTTGTAAAGTGATTTTTCAGAGAGAGGTATTGTTTGTAGGCATCAAAAGGCATCATGAAAAAGTAACAGGGTCAAATTTTTGCCGGAATTTTTTTCAGACAAAAATGAAATCAAATAGGCAATTTGGCTCGTGAACTTCGTTTTAGAAAATTAAGTTCCATTGCTTCACCCTTAATTTTTTCCTTCAAAGGTTTAGAGATTAGTTTTGATACAGATTCAACGTCAATATTATTCTTCTCGCAGAAAAATACTACCGCATCAATGTACGACATCTCAGGGTTGTCTAAAACAACATTCTCAATTTCTTGAGTGAACCTAGATGGGCAGTAAAACTTTTTCTCTAGGACCTTTTCTAGATCATTCTCCATCTCTCGTCCCAGTATTGTGATGTACAAATTCTTTAATATA